CACTTCCCTCCTCCTCAATTTTTAGAGAGAGATGTCCACCCTCCTGGGGTGTTTGCAGTCGCACTAGACAGGAAGCTATATACAGCCTACGATCTAACTGTCCAACCCAGAAAGAAGGATATGACATGAATGAGCAAATGATCCGAGATGCCCAGTTACAGAATGCCCGCCTCGAATGCCTCAAGCTGGCAATCGTTGGCCATCACACCGAACACGCTGATGTGATCGTTGGTCGTGCAAACGAGCTGATGAAGTTCATCACCAATGGAACAATCGAAGGAAAGGTAGCCTAACCATGGAACAGGTAAGCGAAGTCGAGCTGGAAGCTGTAGCTATTGCCCCACGGGTGACCCCCGAAGATCTCGAAGCCAACATCAAAGGTGCTGTCTTCTTCACCGCCTACCAAAGAGCCTCATGATCTCGTCGGGACCGGCGAAGCCGAGGCCCGACTGGAAGAAACACTGGCAGAGTTGAAGGGAGAAGAGGCGTGAACCTTTCGTTCAGCACTGCACTTGATGCACTGAAAGCTGGTCACCGTGTTGCCCGCTCTGGGTGGAACGGGAAAGATATGTGGATCTGCCTTTCTGGTCCCCTCCAGGGTCGAAAGATTGCTTTCGAAAACTTCTGGTCGAAACCATGCAGCAAATTTGCTCAGGATAATGGTGGAAGTGCCATCGTTCTCCCGTGCATCAACATGAAGACTGCTGACGGCAAGATCCTCATGGGCTGGCTTGCAAGTCAGACTGATCTGCTCAGTGATGATTGGGTAATTCTGCCCGATTAGGTAGATCGACGGCCAGGGGTGCCTAACGGCGTGGTGACCAAACCTCCCCTGGCCGTCTATCCGAAGAACCCAGAAACTCCGGATGGGTTCAGGTAACAGGTAGAGCCAGAGAGGCCAATACAAATGCAACCGCTTACCGTTGATGATGTCATCAAGGCACTTCCCGCAAATCTCAAAACGGCTGCTACTCAGGAGCTGACCGACAAGATCAACACGATTGTCAGCGATCCAGTGGCCGCAGAGAACATCCGGGAAAACTTCCTCAGCTATGTGGGGGTACTGAAGGATGGGCGGTTCAAGACCGAAGATTACCTCCATGCCATCACCTACGTCAGCTTCAAGATCATGGGCCTCACCAACAAGGACGCCTATGAGAAGACTTTCCCTGATCGGATGTCCAAGCTGATTGCCGCAGGAACCAGCAGCAAAGACATATCAGCTTATGTGGCCGCATATAACAAAGGCAAGCTGGTCAACCTGATTTATGAGCAGACCATGATTCCAACCTGGGTGCTCAATCAGGATGCATTCCAGAAAGCGATCAACACTCAGGTGGAACTAATGACTACCTCAGCAAGTGATCTGGTACGAACCCAGGCTGCAAACTCCATCCTCACCCACCTGAAGAAGCCAGAGGTGAAGGAATTCCAGATTTCCATGGAGACCAAAGAGAACTCTGGTATGAAGGAACTCATGGGAAGCCTGGAACAGTTGGCACTTCAGCAGCAACAGCTGATTAAACAGGGTGTCCCTACCAGACAGATTGCAGCTCAACCACTGGTCCACGAAACTGTGCCAGAAATTGTTGAGGCTGAGTACGAGGAAGTTCTCAAGAAACCAGCTAAGGTGCTCAGCAATGTCCCTGATTAAGCAAACTCTGGATGAGTGGCTGGATGGTGTCTCCTATAAGGAGATCAACTCCGAGTCCTTCTCTCCAAGTGTGTACGCACTGACCTTCATGAACTTCATCAAACTGGTGAATGGAGCAGAGGGTGAGTCACATAAGACCCCACCAGTACACCTGAAGATGTTAGATAAGGTGGTCTCACATCAACAGTACATTGCCAACCTCTGCTTCCGTGGAGCAGCCAAGACCACCTTGTTTGGGGAATACTTCTTCCTGTTTCTGGGGGTTTTTGGTTATCTGCCTGAGTTTGGAGAAGTGTCGGGTGGGATATACGTCTCGGACAGCATGGAGAACGGTGTCAAATCTCTCCGGAAAAATATCGAGTTCCGATATAACAACAGCGAATTCCTTCAGGAGTGGATCCCCAAGGCAACCTTCACCGATGCCTACATCGAATTTGAAAACAAAGAGGGCCATAAATTTGGTCTGAAAATGTTCGGTGCCAAGACTGGTCTCCGTGGGACCAAGATTTTTGGTAAGCGACCTGTCATCTGTGTACTGGATGATCTCGTCAGCGATGATGATGCTCGCTCACGGGCAGCCATGCTCGCTATCAAGGACACCGTATATAAGGGTGTGAACCACGCTCTTGATCCAACTCGCCGGAAGGTGATCTTCAACGGAACGCCATTCAACACCGAAGACATCCTGATCGAAGCAGTCGAATCAGGTGCTTGGGATGTGAACGTCTGGCCAGTATGTGAGCGATTCCCCTGCACAGAAGAAGAATTCCAGGGAGCCTGGGAAGATCGCTTCACCTATGAGTATGTGAAAGCTCAGTACGACATGGCCGTGCTGACTGGGAAGCTCTCAGGATTTTTCCAGGAGCTGATGCTCCGGATCAGTTCTGAAGAAGAGCGTCTGGTACAGGATGCTGACATCCGTTGGTATAAACGACAGCTGCTCCTTCAGGCCAAATCGAACTTCAACTTCTATATCACGACTGACTTTGCCACTTCAGAACGTCAGACTGCTGACCAATCTGTGATCTCGGTCTGGGCCTATAATGCCAACGGTGATTGGTTCTGGGTGGATGGGATTGCTGAACGGCAGACCATGGACAAGAATATCGATGACCTCTTCCGATTGGTTCAGATCTATCGTCCTCAGGGAGTGGGTGTCGAAATCACTGGCCAACAGCAGGCGTATATCTCTTGGCTCCAGAAGGAGATGATTACCCGGAACATCTGGTTCAACTTCGCCAGCTCGGAAAAAAGTGGAACCCCTGGGATCCGTCCGATGGCTGATAAGCTGAGCCGCTTCAATCTGGTTGTCCCTTGGTTCAAGGCAGGCAAGATGTTCTTCCCAGAAGAAATGAAGCAGAGCATCATCATGGGAACCTTTATGGGTCAGATCAGAATGGTGACATCTTCAGGGATAAAAGGTAAGGACGACTGCATCGACACCATATCAATGTTGGGTTTCCTCAGTCCTTGGAGACCATCCGATTCAATCCCCGTCACACAAGACGAGGTGGAAATCTGGGATGAGCAGTATAAAGAGGAGGAGACAGGGGGGCTTTCCTCATATATAGTGTAACCGATCAGGGGGATCTGGTGTGAACGTAACCGAGCTTTTCCGCCGATTGTCCTACGAGAAGTTGGGCAATTTGGCCCTTGCAGCCAATGGCACTGGCACGATTGTCGATGACCAGAAGCCAAAGATCATTGCTCATGCGAATGCTGGGCTGCTTCGTCTCTATTCCAAATTCCTGTTGAAGGAATCGGATCTACTGCTTCAGCAGAAAGAGCACATCACCAACTACCATTTCCAGACCAAGTTTGCTCTGAATGGTGAAGTGTGCCCTAGTGTGGTGAAGTACATCTTTGATAAGCCATCGGAAAAGTTCACTGGTGATCTGATCAAGGTGTTGGGTGTAGTCGATTCGACTGGCACAGGGCACACGCTGAACGACATCGACGATATCAATTCGTACTTCACGCCTCAGCCAAACATTCTCCAGATCCCACGCCCTGTTGAGGGGCGAATGATCAATGTGATTTATCAAGCACGCCACCCAGTCCTTACCTATGACGACATGGACGCCTGCATTGAGCTTCCTGTGGTTCTGGAAGAAGCACTTCTCTCTTGGATAACCTACGCTGTTTACTCAGCGATGAATGGCCAAGAGAATCTGACCAAAGGGCAGGAGCAGCTTGCAATGTTCGAAAACGTCTGTGAAGAGGTGATCGAACGGGATATGGTGAACTCGTCTTCGTCAAATACGGGATGCAAGTTCAAAGACAGGGGGTTTGTCTGATGAGTAATGCGGGTGCATTCGGTAGTGGTGCCGGACTGGTTGATGACGTTCTCGGTAACGCCTACCTGATCGTCAAACATATCTATGACAACATGACGGCCATCTCTGATGTGGCTGCTCGGACTGATGCCATTGATGATATCAAAGCCAATCTGGACTTGGCAGCTGAAGCTGTTCTCAATCAGACCCTTGCAGTGGTTCTGGCTGGTGTGACGAACTTCCGGGCCACTTACGCAGAAGCTGTGGCTGATTTCGTTGTGGGTGAGTATTTCACTTCAGCCGAATCAGGAACGCTTCGCCTCTACAAGCGAACTGCTGGTGATCCGGGCTATACCGATCAAGGTGATGTGGTTGCTCCGGTATCCCGTGCTTTGTTGGCTGCCACTGGTGGTGCTGCTCTGATCGGAACCAGTGAGGCAGAGGTTAATGTTGAGGAAGCTTTGGCTGCTCGACCAAAATCGATCCTGCTTGCTGGTGTAACTGGTGCTGCCTTGATTGGGACGGATGAAGAAGGTGTCAATGTTCAGGAAGCTTTGGACGCCCGCCCAACTGCAACCGATCTCGCAGCAGAGACTGCTGGTGCTTTGATTGGTTCAGACACTGGGATTGGTGCCAATATTGATGCTGCCTTACTCAATCTGGTCCCAAGTGATCAGACGACCGGAAACCTCCAGTCCCTGATCAGTTTGATCAACACGACTGGAAAGTTCAAAGGCAAGCTCGCTTGGAATACGACCACTCAGAAGATGGTCATGGCGCTTGGTGCCAGTGTCGAAGATGGTTGGGTATCAATGGATGGGCTTTCGACCTATACCCCGGCTTAATGGTTATCTGAGGGTAATTGCAGATGGTGTTCGATCCTACGATATATCTCCCGGTCGTCTCCAGTGTAACTCCGGGAGTTGACTGTGATGACTGCTCGGATGATCCCAGGGAAGAGCTGACTTTCACCCCTGAGCTGCTGTATTTCGACTACATCATGCCCAGTGAGGTTAGCGATCCTCAGCCATTCACTGTGACCAACACTGGCACTCTGCCTGTTGGTTTGGCCTCATTTGAGATCACTGGTGACTTCCAGATGATTGGGGTCGTCCCTGAGAACCTGCTGCCGGGTGAGAGCTTCACCCTGACTGTGACGTTCAGCCCCACAGAAGATGGTGCTCGCCTTGGTGAGATCATCGTGGATGCTGGAACATCAGATCCATTGGTACGGGTCAAGTTGATTGGGATCGGGGGTAACTCTGCTCTCCAGATTGCTATGGCTGAGATGCAGGCACAAATGCTGCTGCTCACCACTGGTTTGAATTCTGCAATTGTGCAGATTGCCCTTCTTCAGAACATGATCGACAGCTTCGAACTGGGGCAGATTCGATACACCTGGCGAGCATATGCCATGAGTTCTGATGGTTCAGTGGACTTCACTACTGGAACACCAACTCCTCAGCACAGCTATCTTGGTCTGGCCTTCAACAAGACCAGCATTGTTCCTAGTCAGAATCCTGAAGATTACAGCTGGTCGAGCATCAATGCCACCGAGAGCAACTTCATCTCCCAGGATACTATCAATGTGAATGGTATTCCTGCATGGCAGTTGACCAACGATCTGGCTGCACTCTCCTACCAGATCATGTCGTATCAGTTTGATCGACAGACCTTGCTGGATTACGTCAATGCAGGACTCACCATTGAAGGTGTCCCAGTTACGACTGTGATCTCAAACGAACAGCTTCAGCGTATTGATGGTGATACTGCTCTGGCAGCCACAATCAGTTTGATTGGTGCCAGAAATCTGGCTGGAACGGCGTTCATTCTGGATCTCGATTCCGTCATGGTGTCGCCAGAAATGAGCCTCAGTACCCGTATCAGCAATATCAGTGCTCAAGCTGGTGACGCTGCTGCATCTGTCCTGAACCTCGAAGAAGCTATTGCCACTGCAAATTATGCAGCTGCAACCGATCTGGCCCTTTTGGGTGCCAAGACGCTGGATGGCACTGCCTTTGTTTTGGATATGGATATCGTCAAGGTCAGTCCAACTGAGACGCTTGCTCAATATGTGAACACGGCTGTGGCTGCTGCTGCTGGTGAGGCTGCATCGGTGACCGAACTGTATGAGGCTTTGGTGACCCCAACTGGGGGAGCAACTGCCAAGGCTCTGCTTCAGCTTGATGTCAATGGGCACGTTGTGAACACTGTGGCCACCAATGATGGTGAAGTCGGGACGATCACCTTCAACTTCGACAGCTTCAATATCGTGCATCCTGGATCATTGGCTCCAGTCTTTTCGGTTGTTGGTGGTGTGGTCAAAATGACCAATGTCGAAATCGACACCCTCAAGATTGGTTCAGTCGATTCTGGTGCTCTGGCAGACGGTGCAGTTCAGCGAGTCAACTTCGCCAAAACAGCCTCTGTAACAGT